CGCTGTTAATGCTTATGTTTTAAGCGCAGCCATGCAAAGTTATGTAGCAAATACCTTGGTCGTTTGGACGCCATCGATCACCAATACAGACGCCACAACAATTAATATTAACGGCCTTGGCACTGTCGCTATTAAGCGAGTTGATGGCGCGCCTACATTACTAAATGACTTAATCGCTGGTCAATATGCGGTCATGGCTTATACAGGCACAGAATTTAGAATTGTGGGGGTCACTAAAAGCTACATTGACAGCCTATCTTTTAGCTCGTCATTACCCGCACAGACAGGTAGTGCTGGCAAAGTGATTACAACAGACGGCACAACTGCTTCATGGACCAATACGCTTACGTTAGCAGGCTTGGACCTGGTTTCGCCTTTAGCAGTAGCCCAAGGCGGCACAAGTTCAAACAATGCAACCTCAGCAAGAACAGCATTATCGGCGGCAAAACTAGGAGCTAATGCTGATATTACTGCGTTGTCAGGGCTAACAACCCCCTTATCTGTCGCTCAAGGCGGTACGGGGACTACGCTGATTACTGGGACTGGTTCGACCGTACACAGTGCATCTCCGACTCTTTCATCTCCTACACTGATAACACCGGCGCTAGGAACACCGTCATCCGGTAATCTTACAGATTGCAGCTTCCCGACCTTAAATCAAAATACCACAGGTAATGCAGCCACCGCTACTCTTGCAGAAAAATCATCAACACTTGCGAATGGTGGTGGTAATGGCGGCGCCTTAACATTTACTTGGACTGATACTGGCGAGCAACCTTCCTATCTTTGGGGTAGTGTTGATGGTAGCAATATGAAAGTTTATCCTCCTAGTAGACTTAGTGTTGATTATGCAACCAGTGCTGGCTCTGCGACTAATGCCACTAATGCTACCTACGCTACCAGTGCTGGCTCTGCGACTAATGCCACTAATGCCACTAATGCTACCTACGCTACAACTGCTGGTTCTTGTACGGGAAATGCTGCAACTGCAACGACAGCCTCTAATGCTAATGGTTCTCAACAAAGTACATTTATGTTGACAGGTATAGCAGGGGATGGCGCTTTAATAATAACAAATGCCAGAACTATTGCCGGAAGTTGCTATATCGATATGCACCAAGGGGTTGCAGGAGCTAATAGACTCAGGATGCTAAAGCAAACTGGTAACTTTCTTGTTACTAATGATAGTGCAAGTGGAGCTTATTTAGCAGTTGGTGGTACGTCTTGGGTCGCATCTTCGGATGAAAGATTAAAAAATATTGATAGACCTATAACGGATGCTATTAGTAAAGTAAGTTCTTTGAGAACCGTTATTGGTTCATATAAAACAGATGAAGTGGGCAAAGAAAGAGTTTTTGTTATTGCCCAAGATGTTGAAAAGGTACTGCCTCAAGCAATAAATATTGATGATGATGGTATGTTAGGGGTGGCATATACTGACCTTATTCCATTATTAATTGCGGCAATTAAAGAACAACAGGTGCAAATTGACCAGCTTAAAACATTAGCTGGAATTTAATTATGCTGAAAGTTCAGAGTGTCGAGCAAATAGGTTTAAACAAAGACTTATCACAGCAAGAACTGCCGGTAAATGTGGTCTTAACGGTACTGGGCAAAACTGAAACAGAGATTGATGATATGTTTATAGAGGCAAACCTGTTATGAAAGATTTTATGCTAGCACGTTTACATGAACCCTCTACTTGGAGATCAGTAATATGGGTACTGACAAGCTTTGGTTTAATTGCATTTAAAGGTGAGCAAGCGGAGGCGATTATCGCTCTCGGTATGGCATTGTCTGGGGCTTGTGGGGTTGTTACTCCTGACAAGTTGTTCAATAAAAAAGTGTAATTTACACCCTGCCGCTATAGAACAGATAGGTTGGGTAAATTCCACCTTTGATGGTGGTCAAATAATAGTTGATTGCAAGGTAGAGTCAGATGAATATAAAAGCACTAGTTATTAGTAATGCGGCAAAGTTAATTCTAGGTGGGAAGTTATGGGTAGACGTACGTAGACTTGTGTCTTCTATTAACGGTGATACTAAACTTACAGGCCCTGAGAAACGTGCGGCTGTGTACGAAGACCTGCGTATTATTTTTAGTAACGTTAGTACGGTGCTTTTAAACTGTGCCATTGAGATAGGTACACTTTGGGTTAGAACCTTAGTTTAATCATGGAGGCCTCTAAAGCAGGTAAGGACTTAATAAAACAATTTGAAGCTTTTAGAGGTGCTCCCTACCTGTGCCCTGCTGATGTAGCTAGTATAGGTTATGGGTCTACCGTATACCCCAATGGGAAAAAAGTAAAGTTATCAGATAAGACTATAACGCCAGAAGAAGGTGATGCACTGTTTGATACTACCCTACATACCTACGAAACTGCAGTTACTAAAGCGGTTAAAGAGCCGCTAACCCAAAATCAATTTGATGCTTGTGTCTCATTGTGTTATAACATAGGACAAACTAACTTTTCTACATCCACATTAGTAAAGATGTTAAATATCAAGGCTAAACCGGAATTGGTGGCTTTGCAGTTTTTACGTTGGGACAAAGCACGTGGCATTCGGTTAGCAGGCCTTACACGTAGAAGAATGGCAGAATCGGAGCTTTTTTTAAGCGCCCATAAATAATACTTATAAGGTTAGTGAATGGCTTTACAATACCTTCAATTTAGACCCGGAGTTTCTAGGGAATCTACTAACCTTGCTAATACAGGGGGTTTCTATGCCTGTCAATGGGTTCGATTTAGAAGTGGCTCCCCTGAAAAGATTAGTGGGTGGATATCCCCTACGCTTAATACTTATGAGGGTGAGTGCCGAAACTTAGTTGAATGGGTTGCTCTTAATGGTAATTATATATTAGGGCTGGGAACTAACTTAAAATATTACTTATATATTGGAGGTGAGTACTTTAATATTACCCCTATACGCTTAACCTCTTCGTTAGCGGCTAACCCTTTTTACCCTATATATTCTACTTTATCCGCAGGGTTATCTGCTACGGACACTACCATTCCTGTAGTTAGCGGTACTTCATTTTCTCGTGCTTTTCCTTATACTATTCGTATAGACTCAGAAGATATATATGTTAATTCCGCAGCTGGTACTACTTTATCGACCTGTATTCGTGGTTATAACGGTACAACAGCTACAACCCATAATATAAGCTCAGTAGTATCAAGCCCTTACCTAGTGGTTGCTAGTACTGCTAACGCTGCTTATATAAATGACTTTGTTACACTTAGTGGGGCTACTGCTTTTGGGGCTTACGCTTTAGAAGACCTTAATATTGAAACTCAGGTATTCGCTCAATCAACTAATTACATAGTTATTTATACAGGTGTTCAATCTGCTGCTGTTACTAATGGTGGAGGTGCTGTAACAATAGCTGAGTATCAAATACATGTGGGTAATGCTACTGATGTTTTTGGTGATGGTTGGGGCGTAGGCCCTTATGGTGTAGTTCCTTATGGTACTGCATATCCAGATGCTAATTTGACCGAGGTAATGCGGTTATGGAGTGCGGATACCTTTGGACAAGACCTTGTCTATAATATAAGAAATGGAGGGGTGTATTACTGGGATGCTTTAACTAAGTTAGTAGTTTCAGGGCAGGTATCTGGGCCGGGGGTAGATATAACTAGTGTAGGGTTTGGTGCTGATGCTGATGCACCTAATGTAGCTAGTAGAGTGTTTGTATCTGAAGAGCGCCATATTGTAGTATTAGGAGCTAATGACCCTTACGCAACATCCCCTACAGCACAAGACCCTCTATTAGTTAGGTGGTGTAGCCAAGAAGACCCCCTTGTATGGATACCCGCAGCCACTAATACGGCAGGAAGTTATAGACTTGCTTATGGTAGTACTATTATTACTTCCGAAAAAACAAGACAAGAAGTGCTGATATGGTCAGATACGGCTCTATATTCCATGCGCTATTTAGGGCCTCCTTATACATTTGGGTTTACTACTACTTCTAATGATATAACCATTATATCGCCTAATAGTGTGTTTACTGCACTGGGTGTATCGTATTGGATGGGGAATGGTAAGTTTTATGCTTATTCAGGACGGGTTGATACCCTACCTTGTTCCCTGCGCCAGTATGTGTTTGATGATTTTAACTTTAATCAATCTAATCAAGTGTATGCAGGTGGTAATGAGAAGTATAATGAAGTGTGGTGGTTCTACCCCTCTAGTGAATCTGACTATAATGATCGGTATGTAGTCTATAACTATTTAGAAAAACTTTGGTATTATGGAGATAGGCCTAGAACTGCATGGTTAGACTCTCATATACAAGGCTACCCTTGGGCTACTTCAAACGGGCAGTTATTGCAACATGAGCAGGGTGTGGACGATGGGTCTGTAAATCCTCCAGAAGGCGTATACGCTTACATAGAAAGTGCTGATTTTGATTTAGGTGAAGGAGATAAATTCTCTGCTGTTAAACGGGTTATCCCTGATATTGATTTTATAGGGTCTACTAGTAATACACCTTCGGTAACAATGACAGTATCTACTCGCAACTTTCCGGGGCAAGGATACTTCTCAAATGATGCACCTGCTAATATTCTAGGGTCTAAAGCGACTACTCAAGTCTACGACTACACCAACCAAGTATTTGTAAGGCTTAGAGGTAGGCAAGTAGCTGTTAGAGTTAGTAGTGAAGATGTAGGTGTAAGGTGGCAGTTAGGTACAGCTAGGTTGGATATTCAGGGTGATGGAGGTAAATCGTAATGGCTAATAGAAATAACGTCCCTAGTCCTGTACTACCTTTACCCCCTTTAGAGTATGATGTTCAGTATATGAACACCTTAATACGCCTACTGAACTATTTTATCCAACAACAAGACAACCCCGGACAAATACGAGGTAGTGATTTACATCTATCCGGTCTCCCAACTACTGCTACTGGATTAGTTTCTGGAGATGTTTGGAACAATGCGGGCACCCTTAAAATTATACCTTAGAGACTTAATATGGCATACACACATACAGCAAATGGTTTAGCTTCTCTAGGACGTAAGGGCGATGACACGCTCATGCATGTTAGCAAGAAAGAACTAGCAGGGTTACAATCACTTTTAGGCCCTATTACTAGCAACCCTGACACAGGGCTACCTGAAGCATTTAACTGGAAAGACATCTTAGTTTCTCTAGGCGTAGGCATGTTAGGTGCTTATACAGGTGGTGCAGGCGCTGCAGCCCTAGGTGGTGGGGCTCTTACAGGTACGGCTATTGGTGCAGGTACAGGCGCATTGGCTCAAGGAGCAATAAGCTCAGCTCAGGGTAGAGGTTTTGGTGCAGGTGCATTAGGCGGTGCTATTTCAGGTGGTATGGGTGGGTATGGTGGTACTGATATGGCGGGGGGTGCTAAACCAGTAACAAGTGTAGAGTCCCTACCTTCAAATATAGCAGGGCCTCCAGAACAAATTGTAACTAAACCCCTTGTATCAGAAGCACTAAAACAACAAGGCCCTGCAATGACTTCAAAAGCAGGGTTAGAGTCACTACTTAAGCCTGTTGGTATGGGCGGGTTTATGGGGGCTGAAGCTCAGAATATGGTTGAAGAGAACCAAGCGATAGCCACTCAAGTACGCAAACAAAAGCTACAAGACCAAGCTAATGCTAGAGACCAACAACAATACTTTGCTGATTTAGGCTATCCTTTAGCACCTTTAGAAACTCTTAATAGTCCTGATAATGCTACACAACGAGACTACTATACTAACCTCATAAATAGACAAGGGTTAGCTGCAGGCGGGCCTGTAATAGCACAAGGGGATTTTAACGGAGTTCCTGTTCGTACTACAATGCCTCCTCAGTATGTGTCTGACTTTGAAAAGGTTGATACTGAGATAGAAGCCCCAAAAGCAATAGAAGGGTTTAAAGGCGTAGTTGCAGGTGCTTTAACTAATGGTATGGCAAATGGAGGGTATGTTAATACACAGCCTGTAAACCCCAATTCTTTCTATCCTGAATCTCAAATACACAGTGCTGCCCCTTACCCAGCAGCTACACCACAACGCCACGAAGTTATACAGGGGTTTGAGAATGGAGGTCTTTTAGACGGCCCCGGTGATGGTATGTCTGATGATATTGAGGCTAATATTGATGGCGAAGAAGAGATCAGATTAGCAGATGGTGAGTTTGTTGTACCGCCTGATTTAGTACGTATGTTAGGCTATGGCGACCCTGAAGAAGGCGCTAAGTTATTAGATAACCTACTGCCATTAGTAAGGCAAGCAGCACATGGGAAGAAAGAACAAGTCAACCAAGATGCAGGGAAATTGGCTGTTGAAAAGATGATGGTTAGAGCAGCAAAAGGTAAAGCTTAATGCATACTTTAATGGCTCAGCCTGATATACAATCTATTGATGAGTTAACAGCCCATATACAAGCAGGTCTAGCTGAGGGGTCTTTAGTAACAGCTGAGACTCCTTTAACGCATTACCATACCGATGAGCTTTACGGACGTAGAATTATAGTACCTGCAGGTTGTTTCTTTACGACTAGGGTGCATAAGGCTGACCATATATCCATTGCACTTAGAGGCCGCATTACACTATTAAATGCTGAGGGGGAGTCTAAAGAAGTAAAAGCCCCTGATATGTTTGTCACCCCTGCTGGAACGCACCGTGTTGTTTATGTGCACGAAGAGGTTGAGTTTGCTACTATACATGCCTGTACTGAACAAGATGATGATAAAGTTGTAGACGAACTTAGCTTTTTTACGATGGACGAGTATCAACAAGATGCTATTAATAAATTAGGAATACAACTATGACTATTATTGCTACCTTAGCTAGTATTGGTGCTACTGTTGCAGGTGTGGCGGGTATAGGTACTGGGGTTGTTGCGGGAACTGCAGGGGCTACTGCTGCTTCTCTTGGGGTTGGAACTGCTGCTACTATTGGTGCTGCTTCTACGGCTGCTTTAGGCGCTGGGGTTGGGGCTACGTCAGCTGCAATCCAAGGACAAGATATTGGTAAAGGCGCTCTTATGGGGGCAGGTACTGGATTAGCTACCGCAGGTGTGGCAGGTGGATTAGGTGCTGCCGCAGGTGCTCTTGGTGCTCCCGCAGGTGCAGCTACTAATATTGGTGTTGGCGCTGCTACAGGCGCTACTGTAGGTGCGGGTAAAGCGGCTATTGAAGGCGGGGATATTGGTAAAGGCGCTCTTATGGGGGCAGGTACTGGTGCTGCTGGTGCTGTTGCAGGTAATGTAGTAAGTGGGATGAGTGATGCTGGCAATCAAGCAATAGCTGATGCAAGTAAATCAGCAGGTAATGGAGTAGTTACAACCCCTTTAGCAGAGCAAGCGCCTCTAGGTGCTTTAGATGAAATCGGTACTGATGTTGCAGGTGGAGCAGGTAATACTGTAGGCCCTATAACCCCTGTAACAACTAGTAACCCTATAGTAGGCGGTATTAACACAACGCTAGGTACTAACTTAACAGGCAATGAGATGCTTGCTGGTGGTGCTATGTTAGGGGGTGCAGGGTATGCAGGTATCGGTGCATTGTCTGATAGTGCGGCAGCTAAGAAAGCTGAAGAGGAAGATAAAGCGAGGGGAGACAAATTTAGAGCTCAAAACACATCAGGCCCTTTAGGGGGTTTAGGAGATATTGGTATGGCAACAGGCGGGATTACTGCATTAGCACATGGAGGTCAAGTACCTCTTAAAGAAGGCGCTTATATTATCCCTGCAGATGTAGTTAGTGCGCTGGGTAATGGGTCTACTAAAGCGGGGGCTGAGTTTTTAAGACACTTAATGATACAAGTACGTAAAGAATCTATAAAACGTCAAGGTTTAGGAGCTGCTAAAAAACATGTCGCTTAATATCCAGCAAGTATCTTTAGAGTACGTAAACCAAGTATGGCCTGATGTTGAAAAGTATATAGAATCAGCTATTAGTTTCTCTGCTGGGGACTATAACATTGAAGAAGTAAAAGTCATGTTAGCTCTAGGGTCATGGCGGCTTATTGTTGCTGCTGATGAAAATAATACTATACATGGATCTGCAGTTGTGTCTTATTTTAATAGGCCTTCTGAGAGAGTTGGATTTGTTATTGCTATTGGTGGTAAACTAGTGTCCAACAGAGCTACATGGGCTCAATTTGAAGACATCCTCCGGTCAAACGGTGCTACTTATTTAGAAGGTGCTGGTCGTGAATCTATAGTTAAACTATGGGCAAGATACGGTATGCAACCCAAATACACAATTATTGGTAAACCCTTATGATATTTAAATTAAGTAACATCCACAGAGTATTCTTCACTTACTTCTGCCCTACCTTTTACGGTAGTCCACCAGCTGCACCTTCTAACACGACTTCTACACAGACAATCAATCAGTCGCCTTGGCAAAACCCTGTCTATCAATCATTGATGTTAGGCACTAAAGACGCTCCGGGGCCTGTTACTAGCATGTTAAAATCAAGTGCTGAACAAACAGCTCAATGGAATGCTATTAATAAAACAGGTCTACCTCCTGCAACTCAAGCTTCTCTAGGCACATGGAACCCTAATGCAGCAGGTAGTACTTCTACTTATGTAGATAAACTAAATAAACAATCAGGGGAGTTTACACCTACATTAAACCCTAAAGCAGCCGCTAATACAAAACTTCAAGCAAAAGCTCAAGGGGGGATTGCAGCTCTTAAAGGCTATGCGGAGGGGTCAACCGCCACTAAGTCATCAGGTAATGTAATTCAAGATGCTGCCGTAGAAGCTTTGGGCAGGCAGCTGACCCCTGCAGAATATACTAACCTTACAACTACAACGCCTGCAGGTGGCTCTAAAGAAGCAGCTCTTAAAGTATTTAAAGCCCTACCAGAAGGGGTAAAATATGCAAAAACACAAGCGGCAGCTGCAGCAAAAACACCTGCTGGGAAAAAGGCGGCTACACTACAAGCAGCGGTAGATAAAGGTACAAAACTATCAGCAGCAGACAACACATACTTAAGCAATTACCGTACTAATGTAGCTAAAATTGGCACTAGCAAACTTACTATAAACCCAACTACGGGGGAAGTGAACCCTCCTAAATATGCTCAAGGTGCTACAGCAGCAGAAAAAGCAGCTCAAAATAAAGTATATACAGGGGTTACAGGGAATACTATTAGTGCAAAGGGTGTAGTAGGGCCTAAAAAAGTAGCCCCTAAAGCGCCTTATGACCTTATGGACACTCAAAAGAAAGTAGCTTATTTTGATCCCGTTACTGGTAAATCGACTAATGCAGACTTCTTAGCTTTACAAAAAAAAGCACGAGAGCTAGGAGTACCTGAACAGTTTGCTAAAGGTACGGCTGCTTATGATGAAGCACTAGCAGCTACTAGAGCTGTTCAAAATTATAAGCCTACTGACGTAACTGCTCAAAAAGCGGGTGTAACAAATGCAGATGCTGCATCTTATCTTTCTAGTAGTATGTCTGCACCTAAAGATATAGCCGCTCAAGATTATGAAGCCGCTCAAGCTCAAGGCGCTCAAATGGCAGGGCCTTCTTCATGGACTGAGGCAGGGACAGCAGAGCAGTATATGAACCCTTATATGCAGAACGTAGTGGAAATACAAAAAAGAGAAGCTAACAGGGATTATGAAAAGCAGTTAAATGCTCTTAATGCTCAAGCTGTACAGGCAGGGGCTTTTGGAGGGTCTAGGCAAGCTATTGAACGCTCAGAAGCAGCGCGTAACCAAGCTACTAAATTATCAGATATAGAAGCTCAAGGTCTAAACCAAGCGTACACATCAGGTATGGGTCAGTTTACTAATGAACAAGGGCAGCAACTAACAGCAGGTCAAGCTAATCTAACTGCTGAACAACAAACCCAACTAGCTAATCAAACTGCTACTAATACACAAAGACAGCAGTACGTACAAGCTCAGTTGGATGCAGCTAAGGTTAATTATGGTGGGCAACTAACTGCTGAACAACAGAACCAAATAGCAACTAATGCAGCTAGTCAATACAATGCCTCTAATCAACAGCAAGTAAATCTAGCTAATGCAGGGGCTGCTAATACTGCTGAAAATGCTTACGTACAGAATCAGTTAACTGCAGGGCAAAGTAATCAAGGAGCAGGATTAACAGCTAACGCACAAAATGCATCTTCAGCAAGTCAACTAGGTAATATAGCACAAGGGTTAGGGGCTTTAGGAACAGCTCAAAATGCAACAGAACTAGCTAATCTAGGGGCTCAAGGACAAGTGGCACAAGCTGAACAAAACTTAGGCCAGTCTTATGCAGATACTACTTCAGCAAACGCTCAAAGTTGGTTAGGGGCTCCTACTACAATTAATGCAGGTGTTCTTAACGCGGGGAACGCCCAGCCTGTATCAGGAGGTACTAGCTCAGTAGTGGGCACTACTCCTAAAAAACGTGGTGGACTAATTAGAAATAAGAAGGGTAAAAAATAATGGCTGCTCCAGTGACAAATCAGAACTATACCCAGCAAGTTAATCAAGCTTTTGATATGCTGAAATACGCTACTCCACAACAGATGCAGTTTGTAACTCAACAGGTGCAACAAAACCCTAATAGTCCAGAGGCTATAGCATTAGCTATGGCTTCACAATACCAACAACAAGCTAGAGCACCACAACCTCAAGCGCCACAGGGTACTATACTTGAACAAAAACTAGCTCAGTTTCAACAAACGGCTGGGCCTGCTCAAGGTGGACTTCCTGCAGTAGGTCAGAACCAAATGAACCTACAACAAGCCGCTCAGCAAGACCCTATGCGTAATGCAGGGATTGGGATTGCCCCTGAAAATACTGAAGCTCCACCAGAACAAACAGCCGCTACAGGGGGTATTGTAGCCCTAGCAGAAGGTGGGCAAGTTAGACAGTTTGATAATGGTGGGTATTTGAGCAATGTAGGTAGAGGATTATCTAGTTTATATGGAGGTTCTACAGATTTAGGAAAAGCACTACTAGGTGAAGACATGGGGGAAGTAGAATCTCCAGCAGAAGATACTACAGAAGTAGCAGAAGAGCCTGTTTCTAATAAAGGTCAAACTTATGATACCCCTTCTATTCAAGGGATAGGTGCTATTATGCCTAAGAAAGTACCTGCTAAAAACTATATTATTGAAGAGCCTGTTAAAACAAAAATAGCTAGGCTTGACCCAGCAGAAACACCTGCTAACCCAAATAGTTCCGCTGCTAAAGAAGCTGCTTCTCCTACTGCTAAAGAATCTGTTGCTATGTATAGAGAATTGTTAGGCTCTGAAGCTGACTTGTCTGAAGAAATTTCTATGGCTAAAGGTATGGCTAAAGAGGCAGGTAGAGATAAGGGTATAAATGCTATGATCCAAGGTATTGGAGGCATGTTATCTGCAAAAACACCATACACGAGTCAAGCTGTTGGTGCAGGGTTATTAGCGGGGGCTTCAGGATATGCTCAAGGTGCTACAGAAGAACGCTCAGCTCAAAAAGACTTAATGGCTCTGCAAGCAGCTCATAAGAAAGCACTAGTATCTGGAGATAGAGAAGCCGCTACTATGTACTTAAATAGTATGGCGAAGCAACAAGAAGCATTAGCATTAGCTAAAGCTAAGAGAGATGAACTAGCCTACACTAGACAAACAGAACTACTGAAGGGTAGACAAACTGGAGAGTACGGCATATCTAAAGAAGATAGGGAAGCTAATAACGCCTATAAATTAGAAGCTTTTAAAGCTGACAATACACAAGATTTAGAACGTATTAAACAAGATATAGATGTAGCAGGTGGGTTAAAACCTCAACATAAAAAAGACCTTATGAACGCTCTTATTAATTCTGAAATATATGACAACCCAGAAGATATGAAAACCGCTTATGACTCTTTATTAAAAGCTATTGTTGGAACGCCTACTACACCTAAAACAAGTTATGGAGCGCCTATTAGTGGGTCAAGTTTAAAGTACTCCCCGCCCCCAACTCAATAGGATATACTAACCTCCTAAACACTAACTAGACGGATACAGCATGGCTAACGAAATGAACCCTTTTGCTTATAACCCTGCTGAAGCCGCTAAGTTAGGTTTCGCTCCTATGGCTACGCCAGCACAGGAGGAGGTAGATATGTCCCAGTATCTACCTCAAGAAACACCTACAGCACCTCCCCCTCAACGCGAACGCGCTTATAACCCTCAGACCTCTCAAGTAGCACCTCAAGCAGAAAGCTCTCAGTATGATGAAGCTTTTCAACAAGCTGAAGCTGAAAATGGGTTGCCTAGTGGGTTGTTATCAAAAATGGGTACTGTAGAAAGCTCTCTTAACCCCAATGCAGTTAGTCCAGCAGGTGCTGTAGGGTTGATGCAGTTCATGCCTGATACCGCCAAACAGTTTGGTATAGACCCTAGAGACCCTATTGCATCTATATCTGCAGCGGGTAAGTTAATGGCTAAACATCTGAGGCGGTATAATGGAGATATGAACAAAGCAGTTGCTGCTTACAACTATGGCCCCGGAAATGTAGGTAAAGCCATTGCAAAGGGTGGAGACCAGTGGGCTGAAGCCCTACCTGACGAGACAAAAGGCTACTTACAACAAGTATTAGGTGGAGAAGCTTTAGCTCCACAAGAAGAACTATATGATATCCCTCTTGTTAATGGGGGTACGTTGCATGTACCTAAAGGTATGCCTAGAGAAGACGCGCTTGCTGAAGCCAGAGCTAATGGTATTGATGCTGTAGGGTTTCGTGATGTCCTTTTAGCTAATGGGGGTACTCTCCATGTTCCTGATAATATGTCAGACGAGCAAGCAATAGCAGAAGCAAAAAAAGGGATGCCCGATACAGACTTCACTACTAAAGCTCAAGCAGCAGCACCTGATAGGGGTATTGGAAAATCTATTAGTGATATCGGTGTAACTGCAGAAAAAGGCGCTGTAGGCTTAGGCCAGTCTATTATTGGCCTAGCTGATCTTGTTACTCCGGGGAATTTAGGTGGAGCTATTTCAGATGCTGGGCTTGATCTTAATAAAGTACAAGACTATTTAAGCACTCAATTTTCTCCTCAACAACAAGCTGCCATTAAGAACTTAGCTGATGCTAAGGGCTGGGATAATATCTTAAAAGCGGCAATCGCTAACCCCACAGCACTAGCTTCAGAAATAGGTCAAGCAATCCCTCAAATGATAGGTGGTGCAGGTCTAGCTAAAGGGGCTATGTATGGTCTAGGTAAGTTAGGTGCTGCAGTTCCTTCTTTATCTAAAGCAATAGAGGCAGGTGGTAAATACGTAGCCGCAGGTGCAGGTGAAGGTGCTGTAGGTGCTGGGGCAGCAAAGGAGAGCTTACGAGTTAACAACCCACTAGGGGAAGCATCAGGTGCTAATACTATAGCGGCATTAGGAACAGGCGCAGCAACAGGCATATTAGGGGGTGTGGGTTCTAAACTTACAACTGCTCTAGGTGGTGTTGACCCTACTTTAATTATGATGGGTGGGAGAAAAGCTGCCGTTGAAGCATTAGGTGATGTTGCTAATACTCCGGGATTTATCAGGTCTACATTAGTATCTATGGTAGGGGAAGGTGTACTTGAAGAAGCCCCTCAATCTGCTGTTGAAACAATATTCCAGAACTATGCTGAAGGTAAGACAGGCGAAGGGTTATTAGAAGGTGTACCAGACTCTGCATTTAGAGGCGCTTTACTAGGTGCTGTTATGGGCGGTGGAGCAAATGTTGCAAGTAGGATAGCAAGTCCATCAGATAGACCTGAAGATGGTTCGCTATTAAATAACGGTCAACCTATCTTAGCCCCTGAGCAAACTGCAGATACTAGCCTAGCGCCATTAGATGAAGAAGTAGATGCTACTAAAACAAAGAAAAAAGAAAAAGCTACTGAAGCTGCACCTGCTACAGATATCACAGATCAAGATAGAGAGTGGTTAGCTAGAGCTGCAGGTACACCAACTCCAACATCATTAGATGCAGATGAGTATGTTAAAAACAACTGGTACGATAAGGTTTTAAACCCTACAGGCACAGAGCTACCCCCAGCCCCAGTAGAAAAAGTAACGCCAGCTCCAACACCAGCAGGGACAGAAGCAGTAGTAGGGTTAGAAGAAAAAGTAACACCTGCACAAGAAGTAGTTAAAGAGCCTGTAGTAAGAGCTACACCTACTGATTGGGTGAAAGATACGTTAGGGTTAGGTAAAGCTAGTGGTGTATCAAAAGCACTTAAAGGCTTAGATATTGATAACCCTGCAGACCATGATGCAATTACTCATGTGTTAATGAACAAACAAGATACTAGTAAGTTTAAATTAGCTCCCGAACAACAGGCTGCTTTAGAAACACGTATGTCTGCAGCTACACCAGTACCAACACCAGTACCTACACCCGTACCTACACCAACACCAATACAAGGAGCACCAGATGCCAACCAAATCCCTCAAGCAACAACACCTGATGTTAGCGGCAGCACACAACAAAAAGTTCTCAAGAAAGGTAAAAGTACCCCAGTCAGTAGCGAAGGAGTTCGTGAAAGCGGATCAGAAAGCGGGGCGGTTGAAGCCGTCACAGAAGAAAAAGTAGCTCCTGTTATAAGCCCTACTGTGCTTAATACAGCTAGGAAAGTAGTAGGTATATATGATAAGTCGGTTAGTGCAGGTAAAGAACCTCCTGTAAGAAATGTACAAGCCTTACATACAACTGCAGGGTTACTAGGTTTACAGGTAGCTCCTGATACACCTCATGCAGAGGTAGCTGCTCAAATAGCAGAGACCGTTAAAGCGCCTGACGTAGTGCTACCACAAGGGCTAAAGATAGCTGCAGCACCTAAAGCACCAGAAGTACCTACTACTAAAGCTGCTCTTCAAGCTGAATTTATGGAACATGCTAAAGCAGGTACTTTAGGTGAGGCCAGCGAAGCTGTTAAAAACTTTGCTGAAGGTCTACGTACTTCTAAATCATTGCCTGTTCAACAAGCTTATAGAGCCGCTCAAAAACTAAATACTCAAGCGGTAAAAGCAGCAGAAGCGGCTAAGACATTAGAAGTAGAACAAAGGCTTGAGGAAGAAGATAGACTTGAAAGAGAATCTATGCCTGTTAGAGAAGGCGGTATTGATGATGTAATTAATAAAGCTAAAAGAACCCCTGCAGATATAAAGAAAGCGAATGAAGCTAGGAAGGCTAAACTAGCTGAAGAAGAGCGTACACTTAAAGAAGACCTTGTTGATGAAGGTTTTGATGCTTTTGATTACGAAGACCTAGCAGACCAAGAAGTTATTGCAGCTAAAGCAGTTGATAGAACTATCCAGAAAGAAAAAGCTGAAGAGTTAAAGGTTTTTGATATCCCTGTAAAACGTGCTCAGCTATTAGCATCTAGGAAAAAAGCACATGCTCTGCTAAGTGCCGGAAAAATAACACCTGAAGAATTTATTAGACGCTCTGAGCAAATTACCGATGAAGAGAGAGTTAGACTTGCAGAAGCTAAACATAAGAGAAACCCTAGAGCTAGAGGCGCTACTTATATACGGGAGAAGCTATTAAATGCTTTAAGGCATGGAGATGTATCTCAAGAAGAACATGACTTTGCAGAGTGGTTTATAAAAAAGAACCCTGATGCTTTAGAGAATTTAGGTATATCTATTAAGCAAGCACCTGCAGGTAGAGAAGGGTCAGCCGGAAGCTATACACCGTTAAATCAGGTAGTTAACTTATTTAAGGGTAAGAAAAAAACTACAACTGCTGTGCATGAGATACTCCACCACTTAGAACGTGCAATGCCTGCTAACCTACAAAAAGGTATTAGAGAGGCTTGGTTAAAACAAACTATTGCAGCTAGAGACAAAGCTATAAAAAATAAAGCCTCTAAAGATGTAGTAGATTTTTATGACGCTGCCTTAATAGGAGACTATAAAGCAGCTAGAAAAGCCTTAATGAAAGCCCAACAGGAGGAGTTATACCAACATATAAATGCTTCAGAGTTTTGGGCAGTTAATGCTACAGACATTATGCAGGGTAGGTATGGAAACAGTACTAGTTTTATAGGTAGATTAAAACAGTGGTTACAAGAAGCTTATGAGCATATCAAACATACTCTAGGACTTAACTCTAATGCACCCGTGTTAAAAGCTATAAAACATGTTATGTCTTCTGTTGATACTGACTATACCTCTAAGTCTATGTTAGCTGAAGAAGGTAAAGGGAAAGGTGTAATTTATGCTGCACCCCCTTCCCGTCCAAACCAAGCCGCTAAGGATGCTGCAAAGATAGTAGCTGATGCAAACCTTGTTAAGACTTCAGATAAAAGTACACTAACAACAGCAAAAGAAGGGTTAACGTCTGCTATAAAACACAGTACCTTTGCTCAGTTAAGAACCAGTTGGGTAGATGGTAGTGCAGGTTTAAGTAAGGCTTTACGTGATTTACCTTCTATGGATTTAAAAGGTAAGCTAAGAGCTGACTTACTTCACAGTAAGAACCAACAACTATATAACTTAGTACGTGAAAGTTTTAGTGAAGGGTATTTAACACTTGCTGGGGATGGGGGGCTTATGACTGTTAAGAATGACAGACTAGCTCTTAATAATATATTTAAAAGGATTGATGCACTGGGTCATAAAGACTCACGTAAAGTGTTCTTCTCGGCAATGCGTGTACTAGCTGGAGACTCTATTCTACAAAGAGATATGGAGCAACGGGCTAAGGCCGCTGATTATACAGACACAGCTGACCAGTTAGAAACCTTATCTAAACAGATTGATGACAAGCTTGAGTATGCAAAAATAACTAAGCGTATCAGTACCTTTAGGAAGGAAGCTCAAAAAATACTTAGCTTAGTAGGTGAGAAAGCAGATGAGGAGACAGGTAGAGAGAAGATAGTAACTCAAAAAGAAATAGATGATGTTAAAGACTTACTAGCTAAAGACCCTAGAATAGAGCCTATCATGGCAGATATCTATGCAGCCCTACGCAAATCCGTAGACTTATGGGAGAGTACAGAACTTATTACTAAAGACATAGCTGATGAATGGCGTAGTAACCCTGCATATATCCCGCTCTATAAGAGCATGGATGACCTGTTAGAAGACCCTACTAAATATGTACAGGTTCTAAAAACAGGTGCTAAGAGCTTAGGGGAAGTTAAGAAATTAGAAGGTGGGACTCATCAGGTCAACGTAGGGGAAAACCTTGTTAAGCATTTTGCATTTATGGCAGGGGCAGCTGCACAGAATCAGTTTAGGCGTACTGCAGTTAGTCAGTTAATGGTAACAGGGGGGGCATATAAATCAGGGCCTCAAGACCCTCAAGCTACAATGATTAGAGTTAAAGGTAAAAAGGTTTTTTATCACATATCAGACCCTATCGCTTTTGAAGCATTTCAAGTTGCTATACCTATACTAGGGCCTTGGACAAAGTTAGCCCAAGAGTACACTAAGACTTTTAGAGCGGTTACTTTAATTAACCCTGTTTACTGGTATCGCCAGCTTGTACGTGACCCTTTACATGCTAACTTAGTATCTAAAACAGGAACAGTTACGCCTGTACATGCAGCTCTAGCTATGATGGATATTTTAACAAATAGGTCAGAAGTCTATAACACACTAAAACGTCATGGTATCGTTGGTGCAGTTGATTCAATCTCTGACCCAAAACAATTTGTAAAAGCTGCGGCAAAGCAAAGAGGGGCAATAGTAAAAACAGCCGATTGGGTTATGCGTATCCATGAAGCTTCTGATGCTGCTACTCGCGTGGCTATTTATAATGCGGCTATTAAAGAAGCTAAAGCTAAAGGTATAACAAATAAACAGCACCAAGAAAACTTTGCTGTTATGCGAGCTAGAGAGATAATGAACTTCTCAAAGAAAGGGAACTCACAGACCCTAGCTACTATTCGTGCCGTTACCCCATTCTTTTCCTCTCAGTTAAACGCAATGGATACCCTTGCTAGAGCTGCATTTCCGGGGAGTTATGGCAACTTAAATAAAACAGAAGCAGCAGAAGTAAGGAAAAGGTTTATAATTCAAGGGGCTTCATTATTTACAATCTCTATGGCTTTTGCAGCTGCTTTACAAGACAATGAAGAATATAAAGACTCACCTGATTGGGTCACTAGTTGGTTAGTACCTACAGGTAGTAAGGAAGCCCCTTTCTTTAAAATACCTATTCCGTTTGAAGCTGGGTTTTTCTTTAAAGTATTGCCTGAATATTTAGTACGGATAAATAGTGGTACCTTAACTACAAAACAAGGTAATAAAGCTCTTGGTACTGCAGCTATACAATTACTAGCTCCTGTACTACCTTTAAACCAACTAGTAAAACCCGCATGGGAGGCTGTTGCAAACTATGATGTGCATACTCAAAACCCTATAGAAAGTATGTCAGAGAGTAGACTACCTAGAGAATATAGAGATGCTCATGCTTCACAACTATCTAAAATAGTAGGTAGGGCTCTACCTATATCTCCAGACAAGATAGAACATCTAGGGCATGGATATCTTACAGAAGCTTGGGGTTTAGCTGCTGCAATATCAGATGCATACCTACATACTGAAGGTGTAGCCCCTCCTAAAAAAGCACTAGGTGAAATGCCAATGTTTAAAGGGGTATTAACTGCACCTGAGAAAGATCGTGCTGTAGGTGAGTTTTATGAGATAACTAAGAAGACAGGGCAGATACGCAATGCTATCCGTAGTGCACAAAAAGAAGGAGATAAAGAAACTGTTGCAAGATTAAAGGCTGATCCTGAAAACATAAAATTGTCTAAAGCAGCTCCTATGCTACAAAAAGAAAGTGCTCATATTAGTAAAGCACAACAACGGATAAAACGTATTAAAAATGACCCTAACTTGAGTGGAGAAGAGAAGACTAAACTCATCCGTGTTCAGCAACATAGGATTAATACTATAGCTGAAAGAGGGTTAAAGAGAGGAGAACGCAAAGGTTTAGAGCGGTAACTAGAGGGGGCACTTAGCCCCCTTTTTAATTTATTTTTGTAGCGTCTAATACTAATGCTAATACTGCAGGGCTGTCTTGTGGTGTCCCTGCGGACATGCGTATTCTAGCTACATCTAATAAGATGCCCATTTTAGATAAGTCGGCTGTCATGCAGTTATAAGATATTTGCTTCTTTGCACACCATGTCTTTAACACAGAGGATATAATATAAGCACGTTTAACATCGGGCTCTCTCCTAATAGCTAACTGGCCTCTAGGTGTCTCTATAGGTACTGATAGTGTGCCCTCAATAGCTGAAGGTGCTTGGTTTATAATTAGTTGGTTCTGGATATTCTCCAACATGAAAGTACCTAAGAATGCACTTGACTTATCAAATGAAGACTCCTTGTTACCCCTTACTTTTTTATTAAGCTGCCTAACCATACGGTCAAATACAGGTTGTACAGGTATATCTATTATGCCTAGCTCGTTAGCAACTGTACCGCCCCATAGAGCTGTCGCACATAGAGCAGAGTAATACCTGTCAGGCTGTTTAAGGTCTGCCGCAAGGTCAAATTTAACTTGTATGGCTCTTAAATCTGCTATACAGGTCTCGTAGTTATCTAGTACATATTGCATGATAACCTCCCCAGCATGTCCATAGTTTTCTAGTAAATCAATAGAGAATACCTGATCTGTTTCCTGTTTAGTCATAGAGTCAGCACTAAGCACTTCTAATTCTAATACCCGTAGCAGCTCACCTTCTGGGTTTGCTTTTATAGAGTGCAATACCTCATGCAAGCTGTTGTTACCTGATGATATACAAGGTAAGTCCCATGTCGTGTTATTTACTCTCTCTGAGTTAGCAGAGGCCTGCAGTCTATTTTTACCCCGACCATTAGTAGCACCAAAAGCTAAATTACTTACTTCGTCAGGGGCTAAATTGGTAAGCTCATCCATGCAAATAATCATGTTCTTTACCACCCCCATACGGTGATACTTAGACTGTACTGTATCGTCCTTAATCAACATAGACGTAACAGGATGACCCCAAACGCTATTAGCTACTTTCTGTATAGTAGACTTACCCTGACCAGAAGATGCATTGGTAAGATGTACAAGAGCCCCACCTAATGCATACACTTTAAACATAGGTGAACCCAAACTTAAGAACAAAGAGAATGCACGTATCTCATTACCTTCTAGAGCATAATGATTAGCCACTTTCTGCCACCCATCTATAGTCCCTGCTTTAGTGTATATATGTACTACTGTTTCTGTAGCTGCAGAAGGAGGGCTATATCTAGGAGGTGCATTTTTTGTAAGCTCTCTAGTACCAATAACAAATGCTTGATTATTAGCATTCCATCCAAACTGTGTTCGTACTTTTTCTGCTGCCAGCTCAGTCTGTAAGTGTTTAGTCCATGATACCAAGTAAGCCATTAGGCCTTTCATCTGAGTAGCATTAGCGGCAATCCCTTGTTTAGACAACATATCTCTGCATTTATCCCCTGCTGTTATAGTAGCCAGAGGTGCTGTAAAATCACTAACCCCATCATGCGGTCTGATAAGTCTCATGTGGATAACTTCACCTGCATCGGGATCAGTACGCCTACCTACTACATAAAAATCATTCTCATATATTAAGCTCTTATCCTCTTCACCTTCCTCCACATCATCTAAAGGCTTTTTAATATATACGCCCCCTTTAGGCCCTCTAAAAAATGGGAACGGGTATTCAGGTATCTCAATGTCTACTTCACCTAAGTCAGGGCTAATAGCAGTTACTATATTATCAGTAGGCGTGGCTTCCAGTATGTCCTTACCTAGCATTAGTGGAGTATTTATTAAACCAAAGTGTTTACACTCTAAACATAAGTTAGGGTTTAAGGTTCTAAAAGTTTCACATAAATGGGGACTTGTTATTTTTTGCGCTTTTATTTCTGTCTTTGCAGGGTCATACTCATCGTGCTTATTGGATAAGCTATGGATAGCTGTTTCATTATCTGTGCAAAATTGTGCTATAGATAGTCCCGACCTCCAGTGGGGTTCGGTTATTTCGTTCGGGTTATTATAGATATGAGCTAGATGTGCACACCCTTTACCCGCTAAACTCTTCTGCATAATACGAGAAAACTTATAAATTGTATTCCCTAATAGAGCTTTGGTCGTATCATTTAAGCCTGCGCCTGCACCCGCCAACTCCAACATAGCTGTAGGAGATAGAGCACCTGTATCTAAAATCTTTTTGTAGGCTTCTATAGTACCCGCTGTACCTGTACATAATAACTTTACTTCAGCTTCGAGCCCACCTTTAAAATTAGTAGTGTTAGGTAGTCTTAATATTCTAACTGCATCGGTAGTTAAACCTTTATCTTTGACTTTAAAATTCTCTGATATAACACGTTGTACAAGAGAGGTTGCTAAAGGCTTCCAAATGTCATATCCAACTGCTTCTGTAAATGTCCAATAAACATGCAACCCATAGCCTGATGAAACTACAGTAGGTTTAGGTAATCCTAATGCGCCTACAAAAGCTGATAAAGCAAGGAACCCTTCATCCTGAGTAGGGAACTCAGTGTCTTTACCAATATCAAGGTCAATCCATAAAGACTTAAATTTATCCGCATTCTTAGCATTTCTACTTGAAGGGGTCTTATAAGAAGCTAAAGAGAAATAGGCATCTTTACCTAATACTGGTTGTTGTTCAGCCCATGCATCTATCTCTTCTGGCGTATCTAAAAATATCTGTGCTGCTTTACCTTTTATTATCCCTACTACACAGTAAGTACCTTCTAGAGGTAATACGTGCTTGATAAATTCTACCCTGTTCATGGTAATGCCTAATTTTAGAGGAAAAAAAGGGCGGTATTAAACCGCCCTTATGAGCGCAACCTTATGAGCGCAACCTTATGATCCCCACTCTGCCAAAACGTCTTCCATTGTTTGTGCTGCAGGGGTTGCTTTTTTCTCTCTTACTACGGGTTCTGCTGCTGTAGGCGCAACCTTTGCCGCTTGTACAAATGTTAGCTCTTCAGGTTCTTTTGACCTAGCCGAAGGTGCTTGAAAGGATAGTGTGACTGCTAACTTAGCTTCCGGTGATGCACCATGAACACGTACTGCTTCTAACTCATCAACTTCTAAAGCACGAACCGCCCTAAATACCATCTTAGGTGTAGCTGAGTCTGTATCAAACCGCATTTCAGTTACTACATCAGTGATGTTAAGTCCGTGAGAACCCAGTTGCTTAGCATACTGCATAAGGGGCTGTTTGTTAGCCTCACCCTTACCAAACAGAGAAGTAGCAGCTAGTGATAACTCATACAACTCACCGTGAATAGCATCATTCTCTAATAACACCGCTAACTTATGGGTGAATCTACAAGCTCTACCTGAACCTTGTTTTGCAGAACCCGCAATGTTTTGTGGGCAAGTAGCGCAGTTTAAAGATTGTACTGCCTCACAGTTAGAAGCAGGTCGTTCACCATCGTTACTCCAGCAAGCCGGAGATAATATAACCCCCTCTTGATAAGCTGCTGAGTAGTACTGGCGTGAAGTTTTAGGTGCTGCTGCCGCAATGATAATGTTCATTGCTCGGTCTTCATTCTTGGCAACTTCTTGACCGCCTACCACCATACGAAAGATATTACCCTTGATAGAAATACGTCGGGTACTTGTACCGCCCATAAGAGCTCTGGTAGTTTCACTCAGTTCTACGTTTCTGAAATGTGCTGGTACTGCACCACCATTTTTAAAAATACTTAATTCATTACTCATGTTATTCTCCAGATTGATTAGTTGGTTGTTTAATTATTGCACTTTGTAAAGACAAAAAAGCACTTACATTATCTGCACTATATAGCAGTTTTTTTCCACCTTGAAGATACGTATCAAGGGTGCCTAGCTTTCTTAACTTTAGTAGGGATTGGCGCGAGAGGCCTAGTATCTTACTTACTTCAGCTCCCGTCAAGAAAACTTGCTCATTATTTTCTTCTTCACCCATTTTACTTTCTCCTTCAATTATTTTACTTTCTTCTGCACTCATTTTACTTTCTCCTAACAGTTATTGAATATCGACTATCTATGTTCATTCCCGGTGGTAGTTTATCGGGGTGTTCTTCTATAAAGGCCCGCATATTGGTTTGGTGTATTCTGTTTTCTAATAACTCAAAAGCGTCATTCTCTTTTATAAACTCTTTCATGCTATTAAAATCAGAAGTCCAATACCGAGTCTTAGTTGTTCTGAATACACTACCTGCTGGGGTACGTAACCCCTCTGCACCCATCTCTTTGCATAAGTCTAATAGCTCAGCGGTAACTGCATCTTGTTGAGCTTTTATTTTATTATCTACTTCGTCAAACTCCCGTTGGAGCTGCTGTCTTTTGTCACGCATCTTAATATAGATAGTGACTAGTTGTTCTGCATTCATAATTTACTCTCCTTCATCAACCTCAATAATTGTATACTTAGCAACTATAAAACATAGCCATGTAAACCCCCACCCAAAATCAGTTGTGTCTATCCAAGGTACTATTGTCCAAAGCCTTATATGACGTACCCCAAAAAATATTCGTTGTCTCATTGCTTTCTCCTAAGTACAGATATATTATACTCTATACGTTACTTGTCGTCAAGTGTTATTTAAGTACGTCTTTAAAGTTACCTTTGTATTGGGTTAAAAGGGTGATGTTCTATCTTTGCTTTCTTATAAGCTTCACTTGCTTCTTCTATTGATGGGTATATACCTAGATACAAAGCCTTACCATTTACTCTTATTTGGGCTATCCATGTATTAGGTATTTTATGAGGGTATACACCCACACAACCTGAAGTGTTGTCACTACGTTTTTTCTGGTTTTGCGCTTGCTCTTTATGCCCTTTTGCTAATCTTAAATTACCTAAGACATTATTATCTCTATCTCCATTTATATGATCTACAGTACACCCTTCTAAAATACTACCGTGTATGTATACCCATGCTAGTCTATGCGCCATATAGCTCGTTTTATTTATACGGATAAGCCTATACCCATAAGGGTTAACACAACCTGCCGCACTTCCAATTTTTATACTCCAATTAGGAGATTGCCTCCAAGTAAATACCCCTGTATCAGGGTTGTATATAAGTAACTTCTGTACTAAATCTTGATCTATTAATTTCATGCTATTACCTCTTTAAATAAGTCTAATAGTTTAGTTTGGGATACCCCTTTACTTTCTAATACGTTTAATACTTTTTTTTCCACTGGTGACCCTATTAAGTGAACTATTGCACATTTGTTAGTTTGTCCTGCCCTATGTATTCTAGCATTTGCTTGTTTGTATGTCTCTAAACTTAAAGTTATGCCCCACCATACGATTGTATTAGCTGCATGTAATGTAACGCCATGAGCTGCCGCCTGCGGCTGGATGACCAGTACTCGTGGGTCTTTAGCAGTCTGAAAACTATCAAATATAACCGCTCTTTTTCTAGCACTTATACCCCCATGTATAACATCTACTGTATGCCCAGCATCTATAAGTGCTTTTTGTACCAGTTCTATCGTGTGCTTAAACATAACAAACACAATAACTTTATGTGCAGCTTCCTCTACTATGTCCAGTAGCTCTCTAGTGCGGTTGGTAACATCAAACTCTATAACCTCTCCATTATCTGAATACACACACCCAGCCGATAACTGTAATAACTTGTTCATGGCTACCGCTGCATTAGCCGCTGATATCTCTACTCCACCTGCTTGCATAAGCATCTCTTTCTTTAGGAGCTTATAGTATTTCTCTTGTTGTGCAGATAACGGCACATCCCTAGTCTGGTATAGCAACTCTGGTAGGTCTAAACACTCTTCCTTTGTGTAACGTATTGCAGGTTGTAGGATAGCGTGTACTATTTGTTCTGCATCAGGCTTATTAGCAAAGGTATACATAGAAGTGCGTATCTGTACTGTATCTCTAAAAGCATTAAATGCTTTAGGTACGCTTTTAGGGTTCATTAACTTAGCCAGCCCATAGGCATCTACCGGAGACTGAGCCGCAGGTGTACCTGTTAAAAACCATAACCATGTATCGGGGGTTATGATTCGGTTCATTACTTTCCAGCGTTTTGTAGTATGAGATTTTAGGTGCGTTGCCTCATCTACTACAATTAAATCAAACCCCCCTCTTGCTATCTCTTTCTCTACTATCTCTACCCCGTCATAATTAATAATAACAATCTCAGAAGAACCATTTATTATGGAAGCCCTTTTATCACGGCTACCATGTGCTATCTCTACTGACCTATGCATAGTAGTTCTAAATAAGTCTCTTTTCCATGCAGCATCTAATATAGATAAAGGAGCAATAACTAACATACGCTTTACTATACCTAGATTCATTAGATAATCTGCTGCCCAGATAACTGAGTTTGTTTTACCTGTATTCCCCGATGCAAACACACACCCATTTCTACGAAATAATAAAAAAGTAGAGGGTACTGTAAAACAATACTTAAACCCGTCAGTAGATGTACAACTAGTAACTGTTTTTATACTAAGGTTATTACTTTTATAAGAGAGTAAGTTAGTTTTCCCTATAGCTCGTATAGTTAAGTCGTAACACTCACCATTACTATATTTTGCTTCTCTAGGGTCTTTAGTAATACGGGCTATGTGACCCTTAGAATTAAACACTGCTTGAACAAAATCTACAGTAGTTTTTTTAGTAGATGAAAAGCGAGCAAACCTACCACTAGTGTTAGGGGCTATACTTCCATCCCAATGCAATACTTCATCATAAATAATATCTATCTCTTCTTGTCTACATCCCCAAAACCTAGCGTCAAACTCTTTTACTTGTAAAGGAGCATAAAACGTAAATACTGTAAACCCGGTTGCAGTTTCCGTATCATTTTGTCTAGTAGAGTACGGTATACTAGCTGCTTCTAGTATGGATTTAAGCCGCTCTATTTTTCTAGGCTTCTTCACTCGTATATGACAAAGCATAGAATTACTAGAAAAGTGCCCGTCTGCAATTATAGCTACTTGTACTCGCAGTTCCGCTAAAGACATACCCAACCCTAACCCGTCCCATTGATACTTATAGGTAGCAGGTGTAGCTGCTCTAGAAAAACTTAGTTTATTTTTAGCACAGTTAAGCTGTTTACTCCCTCTTGCTTCATGTAGCTGGAACATCTCTTCAGCAGACATAACTACTTGCTTACCGCTACTTTGGTTACATTCCACCAACATGCGATGTTCTGCACTAAGCATTTGGTCTACACCATACTTAGTTTTAAAGTGATACATAAACTCACAAGGTTTTTTAACATAGGTTTCTGGCACAACAAACTCGACCTCTCCTGTAGTAGGTAGGTACTGCGCTACTTTCCCTGATACATAGCCTGATATAGGTTTCCACCCTGTAGGCGACAGGTATTCTGTATTAGCGTCAACACAACCCATCTCAGACAAACAGTACGCTCTCTTATTAAGCGTTAGAAACTCAGCAGTTACCCGTTGATGGTCAAAAGGTGTATACATCCCAGTCCACTTATACTGATTACGGATAGGGCTTGGTACATCTTTAATACCTAAGTTGTTCAGTAAATGCATCTCACCTAATGAGAAACTAACCCACACTTCATCATCTGATACTTGCTTACTGCGTTGAACCACTGACGTAATAGCGTCAGGGTCGTTAGTTTTTATGGACAGGATTTTATCCTGCACAACGGTCATCTTCATTTATATTCCTCACAGCTCCTTAAGGGAGCGACTCGTAGGGTTAGTCTTCTAGTATTTGAAACAACTGGGGCTTGTTTAAAGCTCTATCAAAGTACCACCGCCTAATGTTGTTCTGGCATTTCTTTCTTTCTCGTTCTCGCATAGTCAATGCAAACTGACACAAGGCATCCATGTGACGTTCTATTATACTCTCTGGTAGTCCAACTTCAACTGCTAATATCTGTACTGATTTTGTTGTTACTTGCACACTCATTATTTAACCTCCTATACTTTTTTAATCTTTCATTATCTAATATCTGTTTAATTTTCACCTCAAGCATCGCTTGGGTATAGTCATACGTACCAGTTTGAGGGTTAAAGTATTTATCGGCTTTGTGCCAAACTCTACTTATTGCCACTGTATTTACCATTATGTATACACTGTGTAGCTTGACACCACTGACGACAAAGCCCATTAGGTTTAGTATTAAAAACCCCTGTCTCATAAGCTACTTCACGTTGCATCAACGGCTCTTTTAATTTATCAAATATATCAAAGCGTTGGGTGTATGTGTAGTCCGCTTTAATGATCTCTTTAGATACTAAAAAAAGTAGCATCCCTTTAATAACTTTAATAGTTGGGTACTTTAAAAATACGGCTGCTGCTAATAACCCAAGCTGCTTAACATCAGCATACTTGGCAGATTTACCTGTCTTGTAGTCAATAATATAAGCCTTATCCTCAGCTTCATTAACAATAACTAAATCAGCAATCCCACGCCAGTATCGAGCCTCATCATTAAAATCACATAATGCATACTCACCTTCATTAAGGGTAATACCCAGCTCTAGCTCACAGAACTTATCGCCTTCGATATTATTAAGCGTATCGAGGTAGCTCTTAATATAGTTGTACTTTTCAGGCAACGGGGTGTCTGACCCTATATAGTGCTCTGCTGCTGAGTGGACATCCTTACCGTAAAGCGTAGCTGTAGTATCAGTATGGGGTATGTATTTTAAAACCTTATGTGCCTCATAACTTTTCGGACACGTGATAAACATATTTAAAGAACTGTAACTAAAGCTAGGCGCTTTCATAACCACGCCCATTTCTTATTGTTTACTATCTTAGATATATGAGCTGGATGAACTTGATACTTTACAGCTAAATCTTTTTGCGCAATTCCATCCTCGGTATGAGAAGCCCTAATATTAATTATATCTTGCGCGGATAGTTTAGCATTACCTGAAGCTTCTCCTCTAGCACTATTTGTTCGGCCTTTTATATCTCTATCATAAGCATTATCCTTAGCTGTTCCTATAAACAAATGCTTAGGATTTACACAACTTCTATTATCACAGGTATGACATACTTGATCGTTGGTATGTATTCTATTAAGAGTTAGTGATATTCCAGCTATATAAGCAGATACGCGGTGAGCATATACTTTACAACAACTCCCAATACCAAGCTGCCCATACCCGTTTTTCTGTTTATATGCTGTCCACTCCCAACACTCGTCCTCACCTTTGACGTTTACCTTAGACCAAAACCTTAGTATGTCACCCTCGTTCATTTTAACCTCTCTAAAGAGTTCATTGAATGTCTAAACCCACTTCTGTATTAGGAGCAACTAACTCAGGAGTAATGCTCTCCCCTATTAAAAATGTAGAGGGTTGTCCTCCACCTACTACAGCAGTCATGTTACCTAAGTCCATTACTTGAGTGACTCCGCTCCCATCCATGTTAGCAATAGTATAACCACTTGCTGACTCTGTAACAGCTACTAAAGGTTTACCTGCTTCTATTACTAAAGTAGTAGCATATACAGAGGTTGGTAGTAATAATAACAATAAATATTTTCTCATACTAACTCCCAGTGTTCATCAGGTTTCTTACTGTTTATATGGTCTTGTATAGCAACTGCCAATATATTTTTATCTGCTATTCTACAGCTACTAATAAGTTCTTCTACCCCTTCAAGCTTAGCTTTTATAATCATTGTATTCCATACTTTATGGAACTCTATAACATGCTCACCTGTTAACATTAAACCTACTCCACCATCTATAGGTACAAGCTCTACTGTTACTATCTTTTTCTCTTCTTGGGTATCTTGTTCTTGCATACTGTTACCTCTGGTGTTTAATATTATTATCCCATAATGGGTATGTTTTTTTGCAATCTGTACAAATTTTAAGGTTACGGCTGTAATACTGTTCAAAGACTGTACATCTATGTGGGTATAACCACTCTATTAATCTGTCAAACATCAGGCATACACTCCAGCTTTTTAATCTCTCGTGCTAAATAAAACTGTGCTTTCTTAAGGTCTTCAATCTTACTTATCTTGTAGCCAGCACGACTAACATACTTAATAACATTAGCAAGGTTCCAGTTCTTATCAAAGCCTTTAGCTTCTATGTAATCAATAACTTCAATCCCACCCTGCATATAATGTGCTGGTTTATTAATAAGGTCGGGTTTGGTTTCTTTTGGTTTCCATACAGGTATAACAGTTGTTTCTTCGCCCATCTTATAATCTCCATGTTGTAGTGGTTTGTTCCACAGGTTTACTGGGGGCAGGTAGAAGTCAGCCCAGTTCATTTTTTAATTTTAAAAGTAGTTTTTCTAAGCGAGTAATTCTAAACTTTAATTTTTTAGCTCGTAAATCTGCTTTGCTATCCGGTAGTTCTGGAAGTAGAGTAAACCCGTCAGCTATTAAATCATATTTATCTAACTGCTCCTTATTCATATCTCACTCCAGTTCATACTTCTATTTCAAGATATACTTCATCAGATGTTCCTGCTGGTTTACCCATCCACCACTGTTCACCATAAGGAATAACATTAAATAAATCTCCTTGTCCGTTATTCCAATCAGACAACCCTGTAAACTCTAACTCCCTATGATAAGACTCGGTCATCACAAAAACTTTAAGTTGAGGTGGATAGGTGTTTAATTTATTTACTAACTCTTCTATAGTCATATCTCACTCGCATCTCTACACTCAAGACTACACCATCGCCTACCATCTGGTACAGGTGCATTACACTCCCAACAAATGCCTGATATGTTCTGATAAGGGTCAATTACGTGTTGCTTAGCCAACTCAATCTGCTTATCTAATATAAGTTGAGCTTGGTCATTGGCAAAATCAGCTGTATCTGCCATATTATTTCTTCTTAGTCTTGCCGTACATCTCAGGGTGCTCACCCCGCCAACCTTCATTTTTCTTGGTGCTCACTACACGGGTGTTGCTGTCTTTAGTGCTACCCCCTTTACTTAGTGGTTTGATATGGTCAATTTGCAAATTATCACCGACCTTTACCTTACCGTCTGCTATAGCATGTCGTCTTGCTTTGTTCCTAGCCACTCTTTTAGATACCTCGTCAGGAGATTTTTGGCGGTTAGCTTGATATGCTAGTTTAGTATCACTTGATTTAGTCATTGTTTATACCTCTGCTAAAGACTTACCTATTTTTCCCTCTGCAGCTAGGGGTAATCCCTGCATCCACAAAGGCGTTTTACACATCTCTTCCATCAAGAATGCTAATGCTTCTTGAGCTTGTTCTTCAGGTACTACTAAATAGAGAGCGTCATGTACTGATAATGCTATTGGGTATCGTTTCGCTATACGTACTGTTGCTTCTGCTAGTATACATCGTGCAGTACCTTGCACCAAGTTGTTTGTTAGCTTACCCCCATACAACCTATCGTACCCATTGCGTAGTTTATATTTGTATCCTTGTTCTCCTGTTTTCTCATCTATGACATTAGCTAGTAGTGGGTATTGCATGTATAACCCAGAAGGAAACCGTATACCTTTTTTACCCTCAACCTTATATAAGTCGTTCGGGCCAAATGTATACTCTCTATCCTCAGCAATGGCTTTAATAGCTCCACCGCATGTTTTCCATAACCCTGTAATGCCTGTGTAAGTGCCACGATATAAGTCAACTATCCGCTTAGACTCCACCTCACCCAAGTCTGTACCCGACCCAGACTTTACAGCCTCTCTAAGCTTTGCCGCTCCCACACCAAATATAAGTCCGAGTTGGGAAGTCTTTCCAATAAACCGTTGAGGCTTAGTAACCTCATCATAAGGCACATTAAATGCCTTACTTGCAAACTCCTTGTATAAGTCCCCACCCTCACCTAATAGCCTTAGTGCTTCTGTCTCACCTGCTACCCACAACCCAACTCGCAACTCAATGTTAGATAAGTCAGCTCCTACAATAGTGTATCCTTTAGGTGCAACAATAGATTCCTTGATCTTAGAGTCTCTAGGAATATTTTGACCTTGTATTCAAGGGAAGTCGCTACTCTTCCCCCCGTTCTCTTATGAACTGCTAACTATTACTAGCTAGAGTAGACTATATCAACGCCCGTATAGGGCGATTACCGTTTCCATTACCAATAGCTTGTAATGTACTCCCATTTCAGGGATAGTCGTTAGGCATTTAATTAATAATGTTTCTTGGTCTATCAAATAATTGTAGTTGGTCTAAAGCCCAGTTTACATGAATAGCAGCATCTTTTTCATTTGTAAATCTTTTTTGGTAGTATGTTTTACCCTTATGCCTAATACCTGCTTTCCACTTACCTCTAATTTTATCGTACCCTACATTGTGGTACTTAGAGGCACTGCTTAACTTTAATCCTAAAGTGGGTACGTTATAAACCGTAATTCCTAATTCATAAGCTTTACGTTTATTTTCACTGCTTGTGACCCATTCTAAATTACTACTTTTATTGTTTAGCTTATTTCCGTCTATATGATTAACTTCTCTTTTAGATTCTGGGTTATCTATAAAAGCTTCGGCAACTAATCTGTGCATTAGTCTATTTACGTGCACCCCGTTTAATTTTAGCCCTACTTTTTTATACCCTGAATTTATAGTGTGAGTTTTTAAGTTTTTTCTATAGTTAGAAATACTACCTAAATTAGATATTTGATATACCCCATTTAATTCTTTTATAGGCAGCCATATTTCATTATTAATATTTAGCACGGGATTGTCCTCTGGTATATTTTTAAAAGTATATTATAGTACTCTTTCTAACATACCGCAAGGAGTTTCCCCGTTTAGGTAATTTTCGATACACTATTACTAGTGTAAAGCTCTCTGTAGCTAAGCTACGTTAAAGTTTACTTTCTGCCCACCACCTGCAGCCCATCGACCCGTTGCCGTTCCGTAGTAATTAAGTGGGATAGGTAGAGTACCCATACGTTTTGCAATACCTATGAACCGCTCAGTACGGGTCTCCTCAATGGTACTCTTAACACCCAGCCTAACTGCAACTAAAGTCTGTACCATTATATTAGGATGCTCAAGTAAGTCTTTAAGTCCGTCATCTGTTTTAGCAAAAGCATACGTCAGCTTACCTGTAGTAGGTGATATTTTCATGGGTACTTGTGCCCCACAATCCTCTAACAACTTAGCAAACTTAGGGTTACTCATAATCTCAGCCTTATCTACCACTATCTTATTAAGCAGTTCTTCCTTAGCTGTTCTTACTTGATACAAATGGTTCTCAAGTGCAGGTAGGTCAACCTCAAGTAAAGGCTCTACCCCCATTTTAATAGTTAGAGATATTAGTTCTAACTCAGTCGTACTAAAATGGGGTAAGAGCTTTTGAAATAACAAGTACGCAAGTTCTGTATCATTAATGCAATACTCACCATAAGCGGCTAACTCTGCGGGGCTAAAGTCTTTTAGATGTTTACCTAATGCATTGACAACCTCAGTACCTTTAACACCTAGCTCATAATACTCAACTAACTTAGCTAAGCTGCCGCCTACTGATATACCATGCACAGCTCTAGCCATTGACAAGGTGTCGATATATTTAGCAGGGGTAATACCATAGTAGAGAGATAAGATACTTGCATCAAAGAAACAGTTGTGTGCTATTAAAGCAATCTCTTTCCAATTAAATTGATTAAGCACTTCCATTATCTCGAATCGAGTGCCTGTATACCACGCGGCTGGTGTATCCCCCAATTTAATACTTAACCCAATAACTTCAAACTCATCAGAGTTTATATACTCTTCTGTCGGTAATTTAGATAAGCTGTGTGTCTTGCTATAGAACGACTCAAAGTCTAAAACCATAATATTCATTCTTCTACCTCAATTTTACTTTCACAGTTCTTAGGGTTAAAGAACGAGTATGTGTAACGCCCTTGCTCCTCATCCAATGCAATAGTTAAGTACCGCTTACATGAGTTTCTTACTGCACAAATCCCATCCTCATCGCCTGTACAACGAGATACATCTCTAGGTAACGGTTTCATTTTTAATTGCCTTTATTACATTAATAAGCTGTGCTATGTTGTCTGCATTTACATAGATACCAGTTCCCCCTGCATCATATATCCTGTGAAGCTCCCTCGATTGTATCGCGGTGGGCATAAGACTACCAGCCTTAGCTTCAATACCAATAAACTGCCCTTTGATAATACCCACAAAATCAGGGATGCCACTACGTCCATACCCATTACCACTAGGCATAAAATAGTACACGCCTTCATCATCTAATATTTTCTTAATTTGTTTTTTAATCTCCCCCTCTTTAGTCGTCGCCATTACATAGCTCCTCATGTCTTTCTTTAAGGTGCTTGTTACGCTCTGCTATCATTGCGTCTGCAAAAAAATAAGCTCTTACTACTGTGTATTCAACAACTTCATCTTCATAAACGTCATCCATTTTGTTCCATCCTAACATCAGCCCCTGCATAGCAAGACCCGCGAAGTGATCGCGTAGTGTTATGTTACTCATCCCCACCTCCAATACCGTGATACTTCTCAGCCCATCTAGCCCCTTCGATAAAGAAGTGTTGTTGCAAACCCTCCATACAGGAAGTGATGTTCTTTAGTGTTGATTTGGTTAAGGGTTTTAGTGGTGGCTGTGCTAAGTAAAGTGGCTTACCTTCATCTTCTTCTGATTTATACCACTCTAAATTTATTTCTCCCGTAACTGCATCTCTAACCATGTAAGCTTTTGGCCTATCCATTATCATCTACTCCTATGCCGTGAGCCATCTCGACCTGACGAGCAAATATAAAAACGTCATTAAATATATTAACTCCATACAGTTGAGACAGCCTATCCTCACTTAAAGGCTCTCGTTTTGGCGGTGCTAGGTATAGTGGTATTGTTATTCCATCGAAATTCTTTTCAAACCCTACCGATAAAGTCCGCTCTATAAAACTCTCGCTTTGGCGTTCATACATCCAAGCCACAGGCTCTTGCTCAAGTTGGGCTAGTCTTGCTCCAGCATCATATTCACCATCGCACCAATAGCAATGGCTATCTTGCCTAGGCTCAGGTTGTGCGAGTAGTTCTTTTATCTCATCGCATAACGCATTGTAATTATCTCTGTCAGCATCAAGATCTTCCCAAATCTTCTTCAGTAACTCTCTTTCTTTACTCATCGTCATCCTCCATAATTAAATTAAACACATTATCTACTTTTCGTTTTAAGTCCATGACTGCTGCGTTGTAACCTCTTTTGTAACCTTTTTTATAAAAGGGAATACCTTTTCTTGGTGTTAAGCCAAGCTCAGGTTGTGCAAGTAGTTCTGTGATTTCTTTAATCAAATCTTGGCAGGTTAAAGAGACATTCTCCTCCCAATCTAGCGGCTCTAAAAAATAGATAGCTCTTTTAAGTAACTCTCTTTCTTTACTCATTATTAAAGCTCCTTATACCGTGTGCTTTCTCGACCTGACGGGCGAATATAAAAACGTCATTAACCAAATTAACTCCATATAGTTGAGCCAACCTATCTTCACTCAAAGGCTCAGGCTCTTCAGGTATATATTTACGAATAATACCTGCAAAAAATTCAACCATTCTATCATTACAAAAACCTTCAGTAAATTGGTCTGCTATCTCGTTGGCACATGCCATTACTTTTGTTTCAATACCCATAAATATTGTCCTCTCTTCTTCTCATTTCTATATTTCTTAAATGAAGTTTCTTGTTGTTCTGCATGAATGTAATCAGTCCATGCCCCATACTACCCTCTTTGAATGTATAAAGGTCTCGCTTACGTGGTATCTTTTCACCTAGTCTATGGAACGCTAGGATATCTCTAGCAAATACATACCAGTCGTTAATCTCTTGTCGGTCATACAAGTACACCACGCCATTAGTTTCTTTGTGTTTAGGCATGCGATACCGTTCTTTCCTACTAATACCATCTATATAAGATAGTCTTACACCTAAATCTTTAGCTATTTGATTTCGAGTTATATAAACTTTATCCATTGCTTTAGTCCTCTGTGGTGCATATTTGTCAGCAATAGCTTTAAGCCCTATCGCGTTGGCTTCTTTCTTTTTCTCATTACAGGCTTTGTTATATATAACGGCTTTAGCTTTTAGTTCCTCCTTATTAGCTGCACGATAAGCATGAGTACGAGCCAGTATTTTTTCTTTGTTAAGCTCGTACCACTCTTTTCGTTTCTGTATTATCTGTTCTTTGTTAGCCTCATAGTAAATCTTGTACTTTTCGTTTTTTGTGCTCATAGTATTTGTCTTTCGCAAGTAATATTAATATTACAGGTAGCCCCATAATCAACACTACAGTTAAAAATAACCTGATTAAAATTAACTGTAGTGTCTGCATTTATAACTCCTGAACTATGTAAGTGGTACTATCAATTCTCATACCTATATCTGGAACAACCTCACCTTCTTCTGCTAATCGTAACAAGGCAATGCGTTCAGGTACAGGTGGGTCAAGGTCGGCTACGTCATTAAAAGATATAATGTCATTAGGTTTGAACACGACATTATCCATTGAGTAAGCCTTCCTTTCTTTTAAGTCCACACGAAGTGTCATTATTTAACCCGTAATACCGTACCGAATGGAGGCACAGTGGTTTTATTATCGACCATCACCCATAGCACTGGGTAAGGTGGTGCTGATGCAGGTATAGTAATCCACCCATCTGTAATGATAATGCAGACTACAGGTTCTAACTTATTAGTAGCATTATACTCAAAGATACAGGTACTATCAGAACCACCGCCCCCCTTAACACAAGTAGACGCTATCATACCATCGTACTCACCCTCTGTATAAATCTCATGTGATGCAACTGCTGTATCCCAATACAACAAGTCTACTTTCTCAGGGGTCACATTATCACATATAGTCACTAACTCAGACAAGGCTTTTGTTATCTCTGTACTACCGATTGAACCTGATGTATCTATAGCCACACAGATGTTACCTACTGACTCACTAATCTGACTCGGCATATACATATCCTGCTGTAACCAACGTCTATTGGGTTTAGCCCAAGTGCTATCACCTTTACCAGCACATACACTAGATACAAACTCTCTAAGCTGTTCCTTCCAATCGACTTGAGATTGCATCATAGCTTCAAAGCCCACATCTACATCACCGCCCTGCTTACCTGCCAGTAACGCTCCAGTTCTAACAGCACCCTCTATCTCTTTACGCAAGGCTTCCTGCTCCTCTGCACCTAGCTGCTTAGCTCCCTCCCAGTCGTGCTCGTCCATAGGCTCACCGCCTTTACCCTTACCATCCTCTCTATCTTTCTTAAGTCTAGCGAACACCTCACCACTATCAAGACCACGATAGCTCTCGTCAAGTAGCCCACCTTTAGGCATAGATATAAAAGAACCATACTTATCTAAATCAAACAGTTCTAAATTCACAACGTAGTCTGTCGCTCTATTAGCTAAGTCAGCGTCTTCCTCAAACAACTTACGCCATGTAAACAAATGCATATACATACAATGCTTGACCTCATGCAATATGAGAAACCTAAGCTCAGCATCGGTAAGCGTCTCAACGTATACTCTACCGTATATCTTATCCCTCCCATTAGTGCAAGCGGTAGGACAATCATCACTAACCGATGTATTGCCCATCATTAATAACCCTGCATAAGCTAAAGTTTTTTTATCCTGCATTAGTGCAATGTGCGCTCGAGTCAATCTGTCTTCAACACTTAACATTTTAATTCTCCAATACAACCCCTGTAAAGGCAGGGGTGAGACCTTATGCCGTAGTATGCATACTACGCTTATGACTGCTCTATTTATTTCTGTGGTATTCTTTCAACGCTAATGACCTTTTTAATCTAGTTTCTTCTGATATAGGTGGTCTGTTTTTAGCGGCTTTAGATTGTTTACTCCTAGTTTCTTCTGTCACAATTTTACCTTTATGTTTAACCCCTATTTTTTGTCTTGTCTCCTCACTATGGGTTCTACCTATGTATTTTTGTTGTACTTCTTCTGACCTATTTCTATGCG